ATCTGATTACATATATCATGAGCTTCGAGGGTTGTAAGCTTTCGACCTTGAGCATTGTGCATAGTTTCACGAATGAAGTCATGCAACTTTACTAGCGGTGCGGGACCAGAAGCACGTCCACCCATAGTCATGAGGCGTGCACCTTCTAATCTTATCGCTGAGTAATCGAAATAAATGTTTTGTCCATCATAGAGGCTTCCCATAAGTGTCTTTACTGAGTCGGCCCAACCTGCCTTAGAATCTTCTATAAGAATCTTAGTCAAAGCTTGACCGGATTTAATTTCAGGCACTTCAGGCAATTTCATTACTTCTTCTGATTCCACTGAAAAGCCAAACCCCGTTCCACACATCAGTACATATAGGCACTCGGCGAAAGCCTCGATGGAGTTAATCTTAGCAAAGGAGCAGTTATATATGCAAGTATTATCAGCCTTAGCTGCGGGACCTGCTGCCCATAAGAAACGCATAGAGGGCATTACTGCAAACTCTAACATGTATTTTCTAATCTTGTTTATAGTCTTCTCAGGTATATCAGGTCTTTCTGAAATTATAAAACCTAAAAATCTTTCTATTGTTTCAGGCCAATCTTCTCGCCTGTTCTCTTCTTCTAACCAACGTGAATACGTTCTCTTATATATAAATTCTGCTACTTCATTTTTAAACAAATTTTACCACTCCTTTTGCGGTTCATTACTATAGTTTACGCTACTATAAAAGCCTTTTCTTAACTTTATAAATTATCTTCAGCATATTGTTTCATCTGCTGATAACCGATAATCTTTGTTAACTCAGTATAAACTAAGTTTTTATCTATGAGGTTGCCGAAGCTACCTGCTGCCATTCTATCGACTAAGTCTTTCTTAGCCTGTGTAATATCTTTATCACACTGTTCTATTATATCATCTTTACTTACTGTCATTTCATCATTCCTTTTTTATAATCTATTAGTACGCGATGCCCGCAATCACAATCCTCTTTAGGAGGACAAAGACAACGGGCGGTACTGGATAACACTCTTATGCGAGTATATCCTTCATGCCTAAATCCCCATTCTGGTGAGTGAGTACATCACTTTCAGGGACCTCCATTGGGTCTCTTTCTCCAGATTTAGGATTGAATCTAAGAACCTTAACCATTACGACTTTTGGTTCTTCCTTAACTTCTTCGACTACTTCTTTAGTAGCCTTTTTGCTGGCTGCTTTTTTAGCTGCCATGTTTATTCCGCCTCCAAGACGGGGCCACCGTGACGCCATACGACTCTAAATCCTTCTGGAGCTGGGTCTCCCTCAGTCCATTTTGGTTTACTTTCTTTTGGTTTTACGGGTGCTTCTGCTTTTACTTTTTTTGCCTCTTTTGACATTTTTCTTCACCTTCTTTGGTAGTTTTGCGCCCTTAGGCGTCTCCTTCTCCCATTTCTTCGCCATCTTCGGCTTGTTCGCGTGCATCCACGCTCTCTGTTTCTTCGACTTGAACGGCATTATTCTGTTCCTCCTGTGCTTCTTGCAATCTATTAATGAAAGATTGCCACTCCATAACGATATCTTGCTCTTCAACAAAGTCCTGTACGATTTGTGAGTTCCGTTGTAATACTTCACTCATTTCACTCAACTGAGAGTTTTGTGTGTCCATCTGTTCAGATGACAGTCTTAACTGTGCTACTAACCAATTCATGTTGTCCATTGTTTTAGTAGGTCCAGTTGCTTGCTCGAACCGCTTCATCCAGTCCTCGACTATATTTAGTCTCTTTTCCATTCTTTTTGCTGTTGCCATATTTATACCAACTTATTCACTACACAAGTTACATTCGCTGCTGCAAACGTTTGCTCGTATTAATTTATCCTTCGAATATCTATTTAAAGCTTTCTGTCTAATGAGCCTTATTTGACGTCCACCCTCTCTAGGATTGTCCGTATACCAGCCATATTCGCCTGCCGGTTCATTATATATACTCTTAAATATAAAAGAGATATCTGCATCTTGATAGCCTGCATTTACTAATTCTGTTGCTATTATATTATTATGTTCATGATGACTGTGTCCTTTCTGGATAGAATCTTCTATGAGTTTTTGTACGCAAGGTCTTACTGGCTTTATATACTCTGCTGTAAAGTCAGCCTTGGTTGTCGTAATACCTGCATTCTTTTCTAATTCATTCAACAAGAAGTCTACACTGTTTGATACAGTATGCTTTACATCATGCATATCACATACAAACTCTACAAATCTTCTTAAAGCTTTTTTACTTTTGTCAGATGGTATAGTTTCTGGTCTACCTTCTTTAGCTATAGAATAGAACCAATCCATATCATTCTTCTTATCCATTATTTCATCAACTGAGAACTGTGTACAATACACCTCTCCAGACATATGTTTAGTATTAACTACTCTTCGCATACATGATACACTATTCTGAACACATATATCATCTAATGTACTGAGGTAATACTTCTTTTTAAGGTGCTTCAAATACTCTTGTATAGCTGGTCGCTTCACGTGTTCCGGTAAGTCCACTGGCATAAAGAAGTCTATATTCATTTGAAAGCCCTTGCCCCCTGTAAGATATATCCTTGGGGTAATCTTTTGTGGTTTGCAAAACCGGCGTATAAATTTTCTCACATCCTTTAAACATTTTTCTACATCCTTTTTATCATCAAAATCAAACCAAATAGTGTCTATTAAAGCTGAATCGTAATTAGCTCTACCATCAGGTTTATCTTTAGAATCATCAAATACATATACACTGGCATAACAATTCTTTACACCATTGTATTTTTTTACTTGTGTTTTTATATCAGCTACACTGTAGCATCTGGCTATTCTTGCGGGGATTCCGAATTCTCTGTAGTACATTTTCTTAAGACCTCAATCTTCTGTGCCCAATCTTTGGGTATCGCTAAGATATCCACTCCATCGGTGTCAGACCAGTGCTGGACTAGTATTAAAACCTTTGGGTCATCTATTATCAGTTCACCTATAGTTTCACATACAGCTAAATGCATCTCTGGTCGCTTAGCGTTTATCGTATGTAGTTTTATTTGTTGAGCAGCATCATTCCATGTTACTTTAACAAGGTCTCCTACATGTCCTAACTCTGAAGCGTAAACCATTCTTTCCAATCCTCAAACAACCCTGCAACAATAGACAAATCATTATCATGTTTATAATACTTGCTATTAGGTGGGGTTTCATTAACCATTACAGCATTGTGTGGTCTTTCAAACAATACTCTGTCATGTGGTATCTGGTTATCTGCTAACCATTCTTTAGTTGCCATAACCCAATCTAATGAGTTAGGTCTCTTACACCATATAGTTATAGTGTGTCCTTGTTTTTTTAACCACATCATAAACTCTTTTACGTTGGTTAATACTCTTGCTCTTTCTACTTCAATGTAGTCTGTACATGGTGTACATATTATTCCATCCATTCCGAATACTAAATTCATTTCTTTTCCTTCTTTATATTATTAATCCAAGTTCTCCACTTATCTCCAACAGGAACCCAGTCATAATATTTTTTCATATGTTCTCTTGCGTTCTTTCCATGCTCTAACCTAAGCTGAGGATTATTATAATATAATTCTATTGCTTGTGCTATAGCTGGTTCTGAGACTAACGCTCTTTGTGGTGCTGCTCTTTTAGGAGTATCCCACCACATATCTTTATAAGGTAAAGCGATACCTCTATCACTTACATCCTTTTCTAAATCTAAATAATCCCTACCGTTCTGTGCATCACTTCCAAGTGGCATCAGTGGTACTTCTTCTTTTAAGTCATCTGGATTCTTCATCATTGTTAACTCGTATCCTGTAGTATAGTTAGTTAATGCACATGGAACTCCACATGACATAGCTTCTATAGATGGGATACCGAACCCTTCTCCACCAGTAGGTAAAATAAATACATCCATCTGATTGTATATCAAATCTACCATCTCTTGTTCTGTTAATGATTGGTTAGCATCGACACTTCCCATTACTGGTTCATACATATACTCTCGAACTCCATACATCTTGGTCATATTATCTATATCCCAACCCATGTAGTCATCCCATTGCATATGTAAAAGTAATTTAATCTGGTCAGGTTTCAAGTCATTATCTTTAACGAACTGAGAAAAACCTTTTATTAAACGTGGAATGTTCTTTCTATGTTGATTACGCGCAACGCAGCCAACAACGAAAGCTTTGTGGCCTTTATCTACCAACTTAGGTTTAAAGAATTTTGTATCTACTCCATGTGGTATGTAAGTTAATTTTTTATTAAACTCTTTCAACTGAGGAAACTCAGCAGCTGCTACTGCTTTACCATACCGAGACATAGCTACAGGATAATCAAAGTCTTGAAATATAGGTGCCCACTCAGGTATTGCTGGTTGACCATCAAAAGGTATTATACCACCTACTTTCCATGGTACTCCTGCATAGAGTCTTTTATATGCATCGTTAACCATATTCTGTCTTTGTATTCTTGTAAACTTTGTTCCATCTGGTTTCATTGCTGGAAGTTGAATACCTGCTGGTTTCTTCTTCTCTACAATATGAGCAAACATTTGTACATCTAAGTGAGTAAATATAAGGTTAGGTTGGAAATTACGAATCCATTCATCCATAGATTTCTCTCCAAACTTTTCTTCACCGGGATGCATTATAGGTAACAGTTCAATATGTTCTTTCTTCTCGTCTTGACCGAGAGGCCATTCTATATCATATGCTGCGTGTTCAGGGTTTTGACATCCTGCATACCCAACATGTATACCTTCACCTGCAAATATAGCAGATATGTTTTTAGTATTAGTTCCAAAGCCAGTAGGTGCCCATGGGCTATCTGATACTGGCATTACTCTAAATGCATCTTTCTTCCTAAGCTCAATTAATTGTTCACTTAGATTAGTAGGTATCTGTTGTTTCTTCTGCCACTCTACTTCATGTTTAGTAGGGGGCCTATTTCTCTGTACTTTCGGCGTAGCTTTCGCTATGCTCTTAGTAATATCTTTACGTTTCTTCATGTTCCATTCCTTTACTGTTTGATTGCTATTATATCCTGTTTGTTAACAATAACCGTACCTTTTTGTCCAGTAAGATAAACAAAATGTTCATCATCCTTTACAATCTTTCCTCGACCAACTTTGGTCTTCTCCTCTTCACGCCAAACCACCTTGACTTCTGCATCGCTTAAGAACGTTGCTAATTGTGTGTTTTCATCTCCATCCATTTAATTCACCACGTTGTGGCGGAGCTCGCTACGGCGAGTCCTTTATATATTTCCGCTTGATGAGTATTTAAAGCTTGTGGCATTTTATATCCAATCCAATAGACTTTGCTGTTTAGAATCTAATAAAGTAAGAGGAGGTCTCTTAATTATTTTATTTTTTAAACTAAACTTTTCTAACAGAGTACTTACTGTATCCCAATAGTATCGCATGTCTATATTCTCTACATCTTTCACTGTGTCAAGTAATCTGTAACCACTGTTTTCTTTTACATAATAGTAAGTTGTTCCTGCTTTAGGTGTGATTCCTATCTCTTGACCTAACACTGCCAACTGATAAGTTAAATCTGTCTCAGTCTTATAGTCTTCTAACTTCTTATGCATAGAACGTCTCATTACAAAATCATCAAGTTCATATTCTTTGAAGTCATATAGTTTCTGTATAAAGGAAGGTGTGATATCATTATTGAGTCTACCTTCGATTAACTTCTCTAATACTTTTAAATAGAATTTAGAACGAGATGAAGCTTTGAATGTGCTTCCATGTTTAGTTAAAGTTCCATCTTGATTACGTAAAACATAGTTTCCTATCTGAAGCCAGACACCTTCTTTAAAGTAATCTTTATCCATAGAAATATGTTCCGGCTCGGAATTAGGGATGTGATGTTTCATGAGTTGTTGAAGCCTGTTAGTTAACCAGTCTGCGTCAACATCCACATTAGTATTAATCCCATCAGTATGTACATATACCACAGCATCTTCTCCATATCGGCCACGGATAATATCGACACCTGAAAGAAGGAGCCAGCGCGCAATTGCTGTAATAGCAATGCCCACACCCATATCACCATAGCTAACATAAGGATTAGCGTTTGCACCATAGAAAGTATTCACCATTATTTTAAGAGCATTGGATTTACTCTTATCCTCCTTAGACGTGCCAACTTTATAAGGTTTACGCATCTCTTTAAATACATTACACATTTCATATAGACAACTCTTCTTAGAATTATCTATTTCTAACATAAGTCTTTTGTTAACTTTATTGTCAGGAATGTATAAGATACCATCCTTAAATTCTACCTTCTCTTCATAGTCTGCATACCCTACGATACGTGTAGTATCAGGGCCCAGATTAAGCGCCATTGCGATTGATGGATAGAAGGAGCTAAAGTCTACTTTGACATTCTGATGATGATATCCAGCTTGATATAGCTTGATATGTGCAGCTTGATAGTTACCTTTATCAGCTCTAAATATCTCTGGATGTCTTGTCTTATTATTATTAAGCGTTACTATGCCTTGCTTGAATAGAGACCTGCCCTGTAGAATTTTCGTAATGTAGCTACTGGGGGCGTTCATATAGCTTGCCAAGGGTACGCAAATGGTTTCTGCGATATATTGTATCTGAGGAAAGTAGTGATTATATAAATAGAGCGTTGCATCAACATCGCTTAATACATAATCTTTAATAGTATCCATAGGATAATCTAATAAGACCTTGTCTTCAAAATCCAATTCCATCGGTTCGAGCCCAAAGTTTCTTGAAACACTCTTAAGACCTTTAGGGATTCCAGATAAGGAATAATCAAGGCGAGTCCATCTAAGCAAGTCTAAGATTATGCGGCCGTTGGCTTGCATCTTCAATTCATCATACTTAGTTTCTGGTGTTTCCCAACCCCACTTGGCACCATCTCTGTTTAAATACGAAAGATACTGGGTGCGTGGGATGTGGTGATAGTTTACTCTGTGCATTATCTGTGGGATATCATAACCTGTTAAGTTATAACCACAAACAATATCAGGGTCATACTCTTGGAGATATTTTGCAAAGTCCCAAAGTAATTTTTCATCACTCTCTCCATCCCAAACGAACACCTCACGCTCTCCAGTGGAACAAACTATCCCTATGGCTACTACAGGATACTTCTCTCCAAATGGAAACGACCCATCAGGAGACTGGGTTTCTATATCAAATACTAAACACTTTACTTCTTCCGTATTAGGGTAGTTAGCAAAGAACTCAGGGTGTTCAATACAGAGTCTTTCCATAAGGTTTTCACGTCCACCTTCGAAGAGCGCTGTCTTAGGTATTATATCCCTACCGGGAATATAAGTGTGCTTTGTTAGTTTTAAGCTCTCAGTTGAAGCTATAGTTTTCTTCTCATCACCTTCTCTATCTTCCATATAGAAGTAGGGTTTGTATGGAGATTCTACAGCCTCAGCCTGACCATTAATATACATACGGACTTTCTGTGCACCTGTTCTCAGGTCGATAGTCTTTTTGCTAATGGATGCCATTAGTGGTACTTTCATATTTTCTCTTTTATTTCCTTTAATTCTTTAAGGATTTTCCTTAACAGAGGACCTGATGGGTCATGCGGGGTTGCCTTAACCATTATTCCTCTTCGTCGTATACTATATCTTTACCTTCAGGGACTAAGTTTTCTATCTCACCATGGCCATCCTTAGTATCAGAGGTATATGTTACTTCTACCTCAGTGTCTGGGACATTAGATAGGTCATCACTTGTTGTGGTGCCTTCTTCCATAGTTATTCCCTCAGTTGGAGGGACATAGACAATTACTCTTTCCTTAAGTATATCTCTTATCTCTGTTAGTAAATCAATTTTTATATCTTCTCTACCTTTTCTTTCACTCATCTTTTACTTCCTTTGTTATATTTTTTGCTTTTCCTTTCTCTACATCAATGTCAGTTACGACATCATCTGTTTCTAATGCTTGAATCAAGTGACAGGCCTCAGCAATAGCTGAACCCCATGCTCTGTGGATTCTTGATACTAACCCCATATCATCAGGGTCATCATCTTCATCTTCAGGTTCAAATTGACCTGACATATCATAGTGATACTCACTTGCCTTTCCCAGCAATCTAATCCATTGTTCTCTTTGTTCTTTTGAATCAAGAGTTACTGTCTCAGTTTCTTCTACATCAGGTTTAAAACTCATTGACCCTCTCTATAAGCTTGTGCTTCTTCTGGTGTCATACGTGCAAATAACTTGTCTATGTTGTTCACCATTAGGTCTGATATCTTTATACCATACACATCACAAAGACGTGTTAAGTACCATAAGACATCACCCATCTCATCTATGATGAGCTCTTTGTTATCTACGTGGTCACGTATTTCTTTCTTAAATGCTCCACCGACTTCTCCGGCTTCATTCATTAAACCTATCATTAGGTATTCTTTTTCTCTACGCTTTGGATACTTCGCTGTTGTGCGAGTAAAATCCATATACGTAGATTCTATTCCTTTTATATCTACCATATATTCAACTCCTCAGGTAAATGTTTCATTACCTTCTTTCTCTCAGTTGGCATATATCTATATACCAAGTCTGACTTCTGGTCGCTCTGCACGACCCAAGGTTTTATAATAATTAAATCCTTCTCTCTGCACCAAGTTCTCTTTTTAAACTTACCACCAATCCTAACCATTCTCATATTCCCATCAGCACATAGTGCTTTCATGCGGGAACCACCAGACATCTCAGTTACCACTGCGAATTGTTCACCCTTACGAGGGAACCTAATCTTTCTTGGCGTAGTAGGACTGGACTGCTTTGAGTTCTTCGTCATTATAATCTCCTTCTGCACTGAGCATAAAAGTTTCATAGTCCTTTATGTCAGAGTCTTTTGCTGACTTGAAGACCTTATCATAGTCTCCTTTCTTTACGTCTATCGCTGTCTTTGCTCCCGAACCCAACTCAATGTTGTCCCCGCTAAACGGGTCAACAACTTGGATACGGCTACAACTGCGCCCAATGTATTCTGTAGATACTTCAGGCCACTCTTTTCGTACAAACTTTTTCGTTTCATCTATTAATTCACTCCAATTTATTTTTGCTACAGGCTCGTTAATAAGAGGACTCTTATAGTATAGTTTATGTTTACCATCATCTTCTACTTCTAAGAACCCAGCTACTAAGAGACCACCTATCACAGGTCTCAGTTTAGTAAACGGAAGCCCAGCAGCCTTAGCTGCTTTCTTCAGTTCATTCTCTGACATTTTAACAGTGTCACTATCTGCAAAACCAAATCTATCTAACCTTGTTTCAGGAAATAGTTTTAAGATATCAACACCGTGGCTTGGCATATGTAGACATTCTTCTACGAATGAATTGAGGTAAATCCTCAGTGCCAACCAGTTATGTTTGGGAGAGACCAGACCATATTCTACATCACCATCTTGCACTTTTGTTATCTCTTGTGGATAAAAACGTGCTATGGCATTGACTAATCGTAACAAATACTGCACCTTCGAACGAGATACAGGGAAAGCTGATGGTATGGCTTCTGACAGAAACGGCGCACATGGGTTCTTTATCTTGAGAGCATGTTCATCATCTCTCAGTTCAATAGAATCCACTATATGTTTCCTTAGGCCATCTATTTCTTCATCGGACATAGTAAACATTGTTGAGGGTCTCGTAGCTGCATGCATTAGTTTATGGTCTATTACCCTTTCTGTTTGTTCTACAGTGGGATTAGTGTGCATAATCATACACCTACGTTCCAATTCAGCATCAAAGTATGATGCTCCCTTTTCATTTTCAACAGCTACACACATAAAGACGAACTGAGGATATAGTCTTTGTATAACTACATCACTAATAGTCACGTCAGTTTTTTTACGTGTTGCTGTGCGGCCATCGGCCCATGTTTTTATTATCTCCATTACACCTTCTGGTAATTTTTGAGCTTCGGGAATAGATATAAAACGTGCATTGTTTATATCGTCTGCGTTATACCACACTGCCGTCTCAGACAAATGTTCAATGGTATGAACCCAGTCGTCAGGAAGTAAATTAAATATTGCTTCCATCAATACAGTTTTACCTGTTCCACTATAGGCTTTGACACAGAAGTTATTGTCTTCCAGCAGATACGACAAGGATGAAGTTAAAGCTAATGCGTCTTCTCCTAAGAGAGGAAAGAGCTTACCATCTTTATCCTTTGCATTGTGGAAATATCTCAATAAATCGTGTATTTCATATGTTTTCATTTTTCAGTTTTCTCCATAGGATATATAACATTGCAAACACAGGACCATCTAAGATGTATACCCATATTAACATTGATGTTAAATCCATTTTTGTTGCGCCTTTGTTACGTTTAATACATTGTTCTCACAAAGTTTAATAGCATAAGTCTTTAAGTCTTTTTCATCATAGGCTGAGAAGTTATCCTTTAATAATAAATATAAATCTATCATGTTCATAGGGTCTCCATGTCTATCTTTTAAAAACGTTGCTATCTCTTCGGGAACTACCCATACTACTGTTTGTTCTTCAGAATTGTATAGGCTTGGTCTGAACTTCTCCTTTACAAACATATCCATATCTGTTTGTGTTAAGTGGTATCCGTTCACCGCACTACCAAATGAGGTCATTAGCTTAGTTCTCTTTACCTCGAACACAAAGTCAGTAGGGTTGGAAGTGTTTTCTATACACTTAGCAAATACCTTCTGAAATAATGTATGTGTTACGAGAGGAACTGAGAGGTATGAAACTTTAACTTTACCCCCACCTGCATATTCTGAGGTAGGCATATAGATTCCATACGTAAACTCCTGTATCTTAGGAGTATTATTAGCACAGTATACACAGTCACCTTCTTGAGCCCAACACTTAACCCTTCTTCTTGCTGAGGGGTTCCAGTGCCGAACTCTATGAATAGGTGCTATGAATGCGAACTGAGCTAACGCCGTCATATCGTCCTCTAACCAGACTCTATCACTCTTTTGCGATTGTATCCAATCACTGTAGCTCATTCTATAGTTACTGTTGCTTTCCTTATGACATGTTCACCAGCAATTTCATCATACATCCATACAACATTATCACCTGCTTCTAATTGCATACGTTCTAATATTGCATCTGGTATGTAAATTCTTTTATACTGGTCAATTGTCTTAACTGAACTGACTTGTTTTAATTCACTCATTTTATCTCCACCAGTTTAGCACTGGTTTTTTCTTTCTTTTCTATAGCGACATCTAATATACCATTGTTCATAGTAGCTTCGACTGACTCATTGTCTAAGTCATAGTCAAATCTTTTACTCCAGTTATATTCTTTGTCACCTTGTTTCGCTTCTACTGTAACTTTATTAGTTCCTACTTCTAAAGCAACATCTTCTTTACCAAATCCTGCTAACTCAATAGTTACTGTTACAGTTCCGTTCTCTTCATTAACACTAACGGGGCTGTTCTCTTTCCTTCGAAGTTCTTGGTGCCATGCATGTGGTGCTGACTCTATCTCTCCTAAGAGGTCCATCCACATATCCATCATGGTTTCTATGTCACGACGAAATACCATCAGTCCTCCACTTTCGATGGACCATCTGCTACACGTTTCATTAATCTGAAGTAGGGCTTTGCTGCTCCTTCTTTCCAATAGGAGTTTCTGAACATTACAAATTCATCTCCTGCTTCTGATTTACCTGTGTAGTAAACGTTTCCGTTCTTATCTGTGTTCCGGAACAATCCGGCTCTGAGCTCAAGGCTCGTTTTCTTAGTTTCTTTTTCTGTCATACTTTGGGTTCTCCGTGTTTATTTTATCCATGCATTGAACCTGAGGTCTGCATGGCTGTCTTAATATCAATCTCAAGTAATTTTTCTCCATACTTGTCAATCAATAGTTTCAATGTTTCAGTGAAGAATGCTCTAACGTCTATGTTCTCGTTAGGTGATACCTCCATTTGAAAAGTCCCGATGCGTAGTAGATGTGTTATCTTACTTGCATCCATCTTGGCCATCATCATTTCAGCGGCCATATCTGCCATCTCGTCGGGTTTAGAAGATGAATCTGTCATCTATTACCTCCAACTTAATCAATATTTTTCTTAGGTTTTTAATCATACCTTGTGTTTCTCCAATCCTGTTATCCAAATCGTCAAATCTTTGAGTCATATGTTCTATGCGACTAAGCACATCCTCAATATTTTGAACAAAAGGAAACCAATTGCTATCAGAACTATAATGTTCTTCGTTACGTTTCACTATACCCTCAGTCCACGTTCTGTGGTGCTCGAGAGCCAGTTTCTTTTCGTCTGTGCTTACCATTCTTATTTCTCCTTAGTTTTTTCATGAGTATTTTATTTTTACGTGGGTTGGCATGAACACCTTCCCCACTCCATCCGTCGACATAGTATCTTATGTAGCCCATCCAATAGTCTCTACAATTTTCCTCAGTTGGTTCCAGTCCTCTTATCTTGACTTTCTCCATGAGTCTCTGTCTCATCTTACTTGTTTTACCTTTAGACCATATACGGTCAAAGGCTTCCCATCTTTCATTCATAACCACAAATGTCCTACTACTGCTCCGAAGCCGAATCCAAATAAGAATCCTGCTATGAGCATTACTAAGTCTGCACTGATGTGTAAGTCTTCGTCACTCATCCGAACATACTTCCTGAATATGAATCATTCATTGATGGACCTGAATTAGTGCTGATAGAATCTATAACTTTATCAGCTCCTGCATCTTTAGCTCGACCAATCATCATCTCTAATAGTTTAACATAAGCTAAGAGAAACAACTGTTGCTCTCTGTTTAGTATAAACATCTTTGAGACTTTCTCGAGGTCTCTACCAACATGCAAAATGTCGATAGAGTCCATAGCTTTTACCATAACTTCCCATGATGTAGTCTCTTCCTCTGACATCATGTCCTTGAGGGTAAGTGTCTCATCACCTTTTGCTAATGTTAAAAACTCTTTTAGTAACTCGTTCATATTTACTCTACTACCAATCTATCTAATCGATATGCTCTTGCGTGGTTTGCGAACTGAGATGTATACTGTTTTAAGTTATATCTGTTGTCCTTACCTACAATGTAGAACTTACCTGCTTTAGACATAATCATGTCTTCTGGTAAGATTTTCCTTACTGACTCACTGTCTGAACTGTGCTTCCACGAAGCAAAGTCAAACTGTGTTCTTTTTGCTGGGTTGTATCTGATACTAACCTGCTTGTGCTGACCTGTCTTTTGGTAATGCTTTACAGCATCCATTAGACTGTTGATTTGTTCTGTTCTTTTCATTTAAATCACCTTGATATCTAACCAAAACCACCTAACTATATAAAGCTTTGGCTATGTAAACTGAGACCTGTAAAGAATACACTCTCAGTTGTGCCCATAATGGGACTTGTAGTGGAATTATGTCCATAATTATTTACATCTTGTGCAATATTGATTGCCTTCATAGTCCGAGAAGATAGCTTTACTACCACACATCGGACACGTTATCATATTTCTTACCATAGTGTTACCTTAAGTTTTATCCATGCTCTTACCCATCCATTAGGTTTAGGATTCTTGTAGCCTTTCCTAAGTTTCTTTGCACACCATCGATACATTTCATTAGCGTATCTAATTGGTTTTCTAACATTTCTTGGTAGATATTTTAATCCACGTTCACCAAAGTAAAGTGACGCTTCAAACATATCTAAGTATCTATTATGGTCTGTTCCTATATAATGGTATCCCCGTGCGACATCTTCATCATAGTCTCTGACGAAGTTAATTATCTGGTAAGCTCTACCTAAGTGCTCAGCGTAAGGATAAGCTGACTCTGGTGCATCTAATAGCTTAGCCATCATCAGTCCAATAACCTCAGCTGAACCTCTGCAATATCTTAGCATAGATTCATCATCATGTATCTTATGATTCAAATCCATTCTCATAGAATTATAGAAGTCATGCTTCCATTCCATAGGCATATCATATTTTTTCTGAACGTATGCAAAGTTGTAAGCTAACCTCTCAAGGTCACCTACTACCTCGTCACCGTCGACTATGTTGTCTATGTGTCTTATAAATCCATACAACGCATATACATCCTTTTGCTTCTCAGTTGGAAAAGCTTTAGTGCAACATGCAAATGTTGTTGAACATTTATCCATTACTTCTTTCGTCATGTTAATAACATGTATCCTACTGTAAATGATATAACTATGAGACATGCCCATATGTATAACAGATAGTCGTAGGTTGTCCATTCCTCTTCTTTTTTATTCATTTGTTTTTTTACCTTTGGTTTTGCTACTATAAAGTGTGGAACTTTGTTCCAACAATCATCACAGAGATAGGCTCTGAGATGAGGGTCGTCACTCATGTAGTGTATTTTACACATCTTACAGTTGTGCCATAATGCTTTGTAGTAAGTTGGATTAGGAGTCATCTACATTGCTCTCCATTCGACAGTCACAGTTGGGACATGCCCAAATATATGTTCCTCTGATAGCGTGAACACTCTTGACTCTCTCAATTGGCTTACCATCTTTGTCTTTACAGTAACAGTAGACTCTCATTTCCTTTTCTTTATAACTCTCTTTACAGGTTTTCTTTCTATAATCCTATTGAAGTCTACGAACTGACCACCCTTCTCAGAGGAAGGAGGTAGTGTGTAAGCTTCATATGGTTGCTTGGTTGCTCTTTTTTTAATCATTTATGTTTTCCTCGTATAGTTTTTGTAAGTTCCATCTTAACGGTGCTTTTAATCTATCGACAATATAAGCATGTTTATCGAACCAACTCCACTTTACTGATTTCTTATCGAACGCCTTACTATATAAGTATTTCGCTTGTGAAGGTGTTATCGCATAACATTTCTTATTTCGGTATTCCTCTCTTCGTATCAATATAAAACTCAGTCCACCAGCTCTTTCTAACTTGGCACCTTCTTTTATCTGGTGCTTAGCGATAGCAGGAGTATTACCATACCAAAGAGGGAAGCTACTAAGATTCCGAGAAGTTTTAGCCTCGACCATAATTGGTCTTCCTCTGTAAACCGAGAAGAAATCGGCCGGTTGCTTTTCGGCCACAGCAATTTTAACAAACCTATTAATATCATTGGTATCTTGTATCCTGAACCACCATATGTGTCTACTCGACTGGAGGCTTCTTCGTATTTCATTTTCGAAGTTCTTTCCTGTGTCTTTTCTTTTCTTTGCCATACATCTCTATTATGACTATATAGTGAAAACATGATTATACTATATTATTGCTTAGTTAATCATGCTCTATTAGTCATGCTATATAGATATACTACTAAGAGATATATAAAGCTTTGCTAAGTAGAGCTTAATACTCTCAGTCTGTCTTGAGATACTTGCTTGGTTGTCTGTTATGAAACATGTCTCCATTGTATTCATATCCATACTGCCAATGATGCTCAATGCTGGACTGAGAACCTGAAGGTTCATACTGATGACAATGATGAGGCTCTTCGGTTGATGCAGCAAAGCCACATTCTTCACAAAAGTATTCATCATCCTCAAGCATCAGTAATTACCCTCTGCGGTGTATCCTATAATCCACAGTGTAATAAATATCCACCATAGATAAATAGGTAACTTCATTAAGTGTCCGTATTCTACGTCTACCAGTTGTCTGTCATTACTTTCTCTGTCTTGCATCCTATACAGTATCCTCCAGTCCGAGCATCTTCAGCGATGCTTATTCTCTTTTCACATTCTTTACATTCCATGTAGGCTAACCCTAACGATTGACCCTGAATCTTTCTCAGTTTATTTTGTGTTAAAGTTTTCTTACTTACTTTCTTACTCACGTGTCATTCCTCTCTGTTCGAGCATCAACCTATCAACTGCGTCTTGAGCGACTTGTTCCATGAACGTCTTCTCTTCTTGAGCTATCTTTAGGTTTTCTTCCGAACCGTCATAGATTAACTGTCGAACCATCTTTATCGATTCCTTAACTGAATCGTTGTCAGTTACCTCAGCGATGTAGAAGTCTAAGTCATCCATCATGCTACGTGCAACCTGAGGGCTACACCAATCTAACACTATTTTCATAAAGTGTATTGCGTCTGTTTTATTTGTTGCCATGTTTATTTCCTTCCATATTTTCTTGGGCGAAGTGTGAACTTCTTTTTACTAAATCCAAATTTAGTATCTAACCATACTATTATTTCTCGTATCATTGTTTCTTCTCCGGTGGCCAATAGTATTCATACTCGTTTATGATTGCGAGGTCCGTTTGTGCATCAGCATCGAATCGTTGTTTATAAAAGTCATAGTCCTTACGTAGTAAGTTCATTCGATGTGACTTGTGCAGTTCCGGATAGCCTAACCACTGAGGGAATACTATCGGCTGTTCTATCTCATATAGTTGCATCGTGTTGTTGTAACCACGTGCAATCCATTCTTCTATCATTACGTTAGTGTAATGTTTGAGAGCGTTCTCATAACCACGCCACATTAAACGTGCGGGGTGGTTAAGCCAACCTTTCATAGTGTAGTCTGGGCTGAGTGAGTTGATGAGTTGCATACCCTCTACTCTCTGCTTACCGAGACGACGGTAGTCTAAAAGTTTGGCGACTGTCTTAAAGTTTTTTGTTGGTAAAAATGTTTGCATATTTTCAATTCCTATTTGTTATATTTGATATATATTGAAATATCTATATAAAGGTTGTGGTGCACGAAGAGAGAACGGCTTCTCAGTTTATAACTCAAAGATACCCACTAAAGGGTCTTCTTTGTTTAGCCTCTTATCACGAAGAAGGAAAGGCCACGAACGTTTTATACCATAATGATTAGGCTGTTCATGTAAACTTTAGGTTCGCTTTTGTGTCTGAGATAATTACGTGCTAACTCCATAGTCTACGTTTCGCTCTGTGTCTCAGCTAATTGGTTCTCTTTACGACTAACACCAATCCGTTAGTCACCTATGTATCTTTCATCGCTATGCGACGTTCTCGATACAAATGAGTTTCAAAATTCAAAGTCCCCGTGCACTGTTTGGTGGGATACAAGCTGAGTAGAGGAAAATACAAACCGACTCACAGTTAAATAAATTCTCAACTTATATCCTGTCACCCTTAGCTAAAGTAAATGAATATCCACATCCATAACACAACAAAGAAACCCAACAGTATTATCCATTGGGCTTCTTCCATGTGCGGTGGTCCTTTCAGTCTCAAACTTTTATCACCTTTCTTATTATTTTGCTTACCTCAGTAGATAACTTCTCGGTATCGTCAACAATTACATAGTTGGTAAACATCTGAGCCATACTTGATTCACGTGCACCTGAGATACCTATCTGAATAACACTCCAACCTTGTCCTTCTATGTGTCTGACACACTTCTTAGTATGTGCGATTCCATCGAAGTGTCTGTAGTTTTTAGCTGAGGGCTCTCCATCTGAGATAACAATCATAAGTCTGTTACTACCCATTGATGGTGATTCAGCTTTTACTCTGTCAGCTGAGGCTAAGATAGCCATACCGTCTCGGTTCTCTGACCGAGCTCTCATAGCTCCCATAGCTTTTAAGTCACTCTTATAAGTTGGTGACCAGTAACAAGACATGTTTGTCTCACCGGTTCCATCCCAATCGTAACCGTCAGCAGTGTGACCATAAACCCATAAGTTTAGTTTGTCATTATCTTTGAGTGCTTCACGTATAGCGATTGCACTCTCACGTGCTTTTTGCATTTTGTATGAACCCATGCTACCTGACTCGTCAACTAAGAGACATACATCTAATGGTTTGTCTTCGTCAACAATAATGTTTTTGAATAAGTCAGTTCGACCGAGGGGTATCTTATGTAACATACGTTTATCTAATCTACCTCTTGGTTGGTTGCGAATAGTGTAGGCTTGAGTGTTACCATAGAGTTGTATACGTTTCTTCAGTTGACTGATGCTCTGTTTCATTCTTGATACACCGTTGTCGTATGAATACTTGGCGTCGGTATGACTCTTTTGGTTTCTCCATGTAACTTTAGTTCCTTGTTTTAAACCGAGAGCTCTACCTGTGTCCCACTTTTCTTCGCTATACATAGTGTCTTCTAACTCTGTGATAGCTTTTTCTAAGTCTGTGCTGATAGTATCTAAGTCTGCACTGTAGTCAGCCATCTCAGTTGATGCACTCTCTACTCCGTCCATGATAGTTCGCATAGGTCCGGCTCTATCTTCATACTTTTTGTCATCGGTAGCTTTCTGAACTAATTTATCTAAGATGTCATCTAACTGACTCTCAGTTAATAATTCTTTTGTCTTATCATCCCAATCATTCATAAGCCTATCCATTTCAGCTTCAGCTTTTTCTTTGGGTGATGGACCATCCTTTGCATCCTTCTCAGCTATATCTTTTGCCAACTGATTCATATACTCATAGATAGTTACAGTTGCTTCCCACATACTTTCTCGGTTGTTGTTTGCATTGACTAAAGCTCGAGCAAAGAACTGAATGTGATTCGCATGTCTTTTCTTTCTCTCTTCATCTAAAGCTGAGGGATATCTAACTAAGGCCAGTAAAGTATTGATTACATCACCGAACTCATTTACTTTTTCCATCTTGCTTCCATGCTTATCGAAGTAATGCTCTTTCACTTTTGCAATGTAGTGAGTGAACCCACCATGTGTTTTACCTAACTGAGACTCGATGAACTCATCTTCGAGTATGTTAGCTATATTATGTATAAGCTTTTCTTGAGGTGGTCTCAGCTTATGGTCATAAGCATATACTCTTTCTAATTTTAATAAAGGCTTACTGTAAACTAAATGTAACTTCTCGTGTATAGCAAGACCAGCAACAATATCTAACTTAGAATCGTCTCGGTCTAACAATGTGCCGTCAACATAGATTAATCCACGGTTGATGTTGGAATAACTTTTCTCGGTTGCATAGTTTAATACATGTTTTACAGTTGGGTCTACAACTTTACAGAGAGAATCAAGATGAGCTTTGTGTTTGACTAATCTTTTTTCTTTGTCCGCTCTGTCGAAGTGAGATGATGCACCCCACATAGAGGTCATAGCTCCGACGCCTCGGTTCCACCATGAACCACCACTACCCCACGTGAATCCGCTACTTCTACCATAAAGGTCACCAGTAGCTGAGACAGTTGGTGCAGTTGAACTGTATGCTTTTGCTACGTGTGGAGTGAGGAAAGGGTCGACTGTATTGTATTTGATACCACAGGCTTTACAGTTCCCGTGACCATCATCCGCAGTCCAGTCATCACATGCGTCACAGAAGTCATCTTCCGTGTCCTCAGCCCAATCGTCTATTGAATGTCCGTAATCCATTGTTCTACCTTTTCTATTTCGTCTTCGTCTTCAGCTATGAACTTGAACTTAAAGCACTCGAGTGACTTCTTAGCTGAGCCTACACTACACTGATAGACAAACATGTCTTCAGCTGAGACTAATCCTAATGCCATCTCACTTGCTTGATTCCTATTCATAGTTGGTTTTACAGGAATAATAATATCTTCATCCTGTAGTAATCTTCTTTTGTATGCACCGATGTGTCTACCATTTATCTCAGTTTCTGGAAATACATCCTTAATAATGTGTGAACACATAGTGGGTTTCAATCCTAACTGTAATAACATTTTAGCCAACTGATGCCAATACGTTTGTTTTCTGTTTCCTTTCTTACTCATAATAAAACTCCGGTTCTCTATCTTCGAAATCGCTAACGAGCTGAGCAATGATGCCATAAATAATACTATTCTCCATATCTGTAGCCGGTTCGAGTGTTGAGAAGTAATCAGCTAAGATAGCAAACTCTTCCATGTCTAACCCTACAACGAACTTAGGCAAACTTAGTCCCCCATAGATTGAATGACTTGTATAACTCTAACTCTCTCAGTGTCGTCACCTGCTTGAACAGGGTAGAATGGTAGACAGGTATGTTTGAGTGCATCGATTAAACTCATGCCGTCAACTACTAACTCAGCTACTGCTAAACACATACGTGTTGAGACAGCAGTCGTAAGTTCGTCTGAACTGTGTAGGTCACGCACTCTCTTAGCGAAGTCTACTATCTTCTCTGCTGAGTAGTCATCTAACTGAGGGTTACGAATCATAACTAATTCTTTTTCTTTACTCATAGGTAAGTAGTCTAACTCATAGATACCACCTGTGAACCTATCTTTCCATGCTCTATCTAAATCATGAGATGCACCGAGATACTCTCGGCCTATGTTAGCAGTAGCATAGAAGAATGCTTGACTGTCAACTGAGACAGCGTCAGCGTCTTCACTCTCATCGAGTGCTAAATACTTTTGACCATCTAACACTGGCATGAGAATATTAGCTAAGTCACCTGTTCGGTCACGGGTAACCTCATCTAACATAATGAATGAGTTCTGTTGAATTGCTTGGACAAACCGAGATGGTTTGAACCATGTTCCTGCTTCTTTGTCATACTTAGTATCACCTAACAGTTTAGCTGAGGGATTCATAGTATCACCAAAGTTGAAAGAATAAAATTCTTTATTGGTAATGTCTGCTAATATCTTACCGAGACTACTCTTACCACATCCTGATGGACCTGTGATGAGAATGTTCTTACCTCGAAATATATTGCGTAACATTGTGTAGAATGTAATGTTATCGGCGAACTTAAATTCCTCCGGTATTTGAACTGAGCCTCTTAGCTTAGCCATTACTGTTTGCTTTTCTTCTACGGGTTCCGGTTCACTGGCCGGTGCCTCTACTTGCATGGGGTCTTCCTCAGTTGGTTCGTCTTTACCGAACAAACTGCCTAAACCCTCGTGAGTCGTTTCTGATTCCATTGATTCTCCAGTATCATCTTCCTTTATAAAGGTATCGGTCATTGGACTGAGACCTGCTTTCCATCTCTTTATACCACGGGTATCGGCTGAGACATGCCATATTCTTCCGTCACCACCTTTCTTCTCATGTCCTAAGTCATACCATGTCGCGGACTGAGTAGGTGATGGTCTTGTTTTTCTTTCTGCCATATTTAGTTGGACCTCTTTCTTTTTATTAATCTTTGGTCGACACGAGATTTATCGAAGCCATAGGTTCTCTGTCCATGTATTCCATAGTTCTCACCTTTGACCTGATATTTCTTTACTGAGTTAACTACTCGTGCTCTGTCTATTGGTTCCAATGTGCTGAGGTCATCCACGAACTTACCTAAGTTCGCACTTACAGACCAAGCATTATCTTCTACGTCTCCGTAGAGTGAAGTTAAGAACTCCCTCAACACAGTGAACCTTTTATCTTCAGTTGACCCTACACTTAACAAAGGGACTTTGTCAACGTGCTGAGTCATAAAGTTATTGAACTTATTAAATGTTTCTACATTCATAGTTCACCTGTAATATAATCATTTACTAAACAGTGTTCGCAACTGCTTTTATTTACCTCATGACCACCAGTGTCATAAGTTGAGTATTCACCACAATCTACGCAGTTCATTGTTTCCTCACTGTAACAAACATTGCGTTCTTAGTTCGGTTGTTTACTTTCTGAGCTAACCATGCCTCAGTTCCTATCTCTGCCATATAGTCAACAGTGTCTTTGTATACTCCGAACGTTAGACATTGATGTGGCTTAGGTGCATGACGGAAATACTTCTCAGTTCGAGCAATCCTTTTAGCACGTATCTTACTACCGTCTCGGTTGGCTGTCCTGAGAGACACTTGTTGTAGTTGGGCTGGGCTTAGTTGTTGTAGCATTTCAGCTATTGAGTCGATGTTACTTTTCATCTGATACTACATAGTAAACGCCCTTT